TGTTTCCCTCCTTAATTAAGAAACTAAAATAGTGCCTCCGAAGAGGCACTTAAATCATATTACGCTGCGTAACCTTTCAATTCAATTAGTAATTTACCAGCTGTGTAGTCGCCATCTGTAGCAGCACCAGTTGTTAAATATAAGAATGAATCAGCAGCAGGCACGGCTGTAAAGTAAACTTTACTACCTAAAGTTGCATCACCAGCGTTAACTAATAATGTTTCAGTTAAGTCGCCAATGGCTCCGTCTTCAACCCCTGTACCTTCTGTCGCAGAATGTACATTAATATCTGGATCACCGCCAGTTGGTGCTTCAAAACATTCCATACTTCCTGTTAGAATAGTACCGTTTGTTGCTGCAACAATCTGACCAATGTGACAGACTAAAGATGTTCCATCAACACCAATAATGTCACCAGAACCTGTTGATCTTAAACCTGTTAAATCAATTAAAATTTGTGTAGTGATAATACCACCTTCTCTAATAACAGAACTTCTGTAAACAGTACCAGAACCTGTGGTAATACCAGTACCAGCTTCTACTGACATTGTGTTGGCATCTAATGATGCTACACCAGTTGAGCTA